AGTTCCGTCAGCAGTTGCGTTTAACAATCCTGATGTTGTTGCTCTTACAACTTTACAATTATTAGTGTACGATAAAAAATTCGCCGCACTAAAAAAGTCTTCAAAGTTACTTGCATCAGGTTTTCCGAACTGCTCAACCAATTGTTGTTCACTTGTTATAGTGACAATCTCCTCAACAGGACCTTGCCTAAATTCTCCAGCAAAACCACCTATTGATGTTGATACAGCAGGAATAACTCGTGTTAAATCTAATTCCTGTACGAGAACACCTGGTGATACTTGAAATGCCATAGTTCTCTCCTTTTAAATTACTATTTTTTTCTAATCAAGATTCGTATTATTCATACGCCCATAGTCAAAACTTATTTTATACTATTTATAAATAGCACGTTTTATACTACAATCCTTTTCTAACGACTGGATTCCATACAGTACCATATTCATCTGTAAAGGGTTTTTCTTCTTCAGGTTGACCATCATCTATGAACCCAAATGGCGCCATATCCTGTTCTACCAAATGTGCTTGTTCTTCATATATTTGTGCCCTAATATTTGAGTCAGTCATTTCTTTAAAATATTCTTGATTTGATAACCAACCAAAGATAACTAAACACATAACTAAATCGTCATTACAACCATCTTCTGCCATCCAACTATTACCTCTACGAGAAAAAGTTGACATTTCTTCTATTATATTAAAATCATTTACAATAACTTTATCAGATTCGATTAAAGTTTTAAATGCTGAACAACCTATTTTTTTAATTTGTTTCGTCATACGAACACCAATAGATGTACCTCTTCCACTAAAACCTGCACCTAAAATTTGACCTGCTCTACCTCTTTGTGTAGTCATTAACATATTTTCATATTCTAGTTCATATTGCATAGTGTCTGATATTTGCTGACCTAAATCATTTACTTCAACTAAAATATCAGCATTATTAAAACCTTTACATGCTTTTTCTATAATACTAGGAAATACAAAAGGTTTTACTTCATTATTTTTATATGTTGCTACAACTGTGTAAGGTATAACTGAAACATCAAATATAATAAACGCAGAATAATCTTTAGTAGTACCTCTTGCAACGTCAACAGTGCATACATACGATTTGTCTTTTTCGGGTCTTTTAAACATCTGTAGACCACCTTTTGATGTTAATGCTGGTATATGTGGTGTTGTTTTTATTTTACTAGGTGCAATTAATGTATCAACTGAACCTAAAAATTCACACTCAAATTCTGATTGAAATTGTTCAGGTGATGTGTTTCGTATAGTTTCTTCTTTCCACTTTTCATCTCTACCAGGAACTTCTGACCAATGCACTTCAATTGGAACATAATCATTTTGTTTATTCATTGCATCAGTCCACAACTTGTAGTACATATTCATACCGTAGGGTGTAGAAACTATTATCATCTTTGTGTTTTTACCAGATGATATCGTAGGATAAACAGAACTAAAAAACTGCTCGGCGATATTTGCTGGTACGAATGCAAACTCGTCTAAGAATATGATGTTAAATGAACCACCTCGAATAGCAGATGATGAAGTTGCGGCGGCAACTATTGTAGATTTATTTTCTAATTCAATATTACCTTTGTTCCAGTTTATAACACCTTGCTGTAACCATTTTGGTAAATTTTCATATGCTAATTGTAAACGACCTAAAATATCTCTTGCAGTAGATGATTTGTTAGCAAGTATCGCCAAATTTGAATTTGGATTAAACAATGCAAAATGCAGTAGATAAGAAATAGTCGTTGTTGATTTACCAGACTGTCTAGGCAATTTACAAATTGTAAAACGATTATCGTGTATAGTTTTTACAATATGCTTTTGAAATGGGTACATATTAAATGGTACCAAACCCTCATCAAGAGAAACTATCTGTATGTATTTCTCCATAAAATATAGTGGGTTTTTTGCACACTTTTGATATTCTTTAATTTGTTCTTTGGTAAACTCTACTTTTGTATTTACTTTTTTTAAGTTTGGATTACCTAAATATGCGTCAGTCAATTATAACTCCTTCAATATATGTACAACCTAATTTCAATGCTGTGGTCACTCTTCTACTTCCTTTAAAAACAACCAAATTTTTTCTTTCATAATATATTCCACCAGCACCCATAATACTACTGTGTGTATCTATTTTTATCTCTATAGGATTTAGTAATTCTTTGGTTTCTAACAGTTCGTCTAATAAAAGTCCGTGTTTAACATAAGTTAAATCACTTATCTTGAATATCTTTGACTTCTTTAACTTGTTTTTCGCTTTCATTATTTTCATTTTTTAACATCTTTTGTAATTCAGCAGTAGAACCAACAAATAAAGCATTCTTTATATTAGCACCTGCATTTTTAGGAACTTCTTTTAATTCTTTTAATTTTTTTTGTAAGTCTTGTAATTTATCTGTAACAGTTGCAACTTGACCAATTAATTGACCAGCAACTTCATATGCTCTAGGATGTTGACCTTCTTTTGCAATATCTAAAATACCGTCTATTGCTTTTTGACCCTTTTCAATAAGTTCATAATAATTTTCTCTACTATTAACATAATCATTATCAATATCATCTTTCTTTTTATCTTCTGTTCTAACTGTTGGTGCTTTAAAATCTTCTGTACTCATAGGTTCGCCTTCAATACCTAATATATCATTTAAATTATCTTCAAGTTTAGACATCTTCATCTCTCTTTGCATTATAAGATTTACCATCTGTAAAATTACTTATGGTTGTTGTGAACCCAAAATCATCATCCGCATCTGCACTTTCAGGATTTGGTATAACTATTATTCTTTCTTCTCTTGCTTTTGGTGATGTAGAAACATTTGAATACATATCTGATTGAGATTTTTTAATTACTTTCTGTGTTTGTGCTGGTCCATATAGATATGTTTTAGCAGTAAAAGAAAGTGAGTATACAACTGCTCTTCTTGTTGTAAAATTACCATCATAACTATCTTCAAAATTTATATTTTTTAAAATTATAGGTACATCTCTTTTTATATTTAACTCTGGGACTACATTTATTGTTACTGTATAATCAGGTTGAAAAAATGGTAATATTTGCTCAACAATTTGTAAACCACCTTCAGCATTTGCAGTAAAAACATTTAAATCATATGATATATCGTAAGGTACAGGTGTATAATTATAATTTAAAACTTTACCGTCTATACCTCCTTTTACAGATTTATATTTATTTATTCTTGTTAATTTTCTACTTGCATCATATTGTAACGATTTAATTTCAAAACTCATTCTAGGCAATGTAATTGCAAATTCTCTTTCATTTAAATCTGGTTTTTGACTTAATCTAACCAAAAATTTTTCTTTTGGAGCATATGCTAAAGGAACTGAAAGTGATTGCACCACAGTTCCACTAGAATTTTTTCTTTGAATTTGTATATTATTAAATATGGCGCCAAATGCAATTGTGCATTTTCTTAAACCTTCATTATAAAAATATTTACCTAACATTAAAAGTCTACCTCTCCAAATGGGTTACGTTCTGTAAAATCCAATATGTCGTCTGTAGCACTTGCTGTATCAAAACCTGCTTCATTATCTAAGTCCGTATTATCTGCATAAGGTGATTGTGTTTGAACAGCAAACTCTTCTGATAAAAAATATTGAACATTTCCATCTGCACTATCGTTTTCTAACAACAAATAACTTTGAGTAGAATCATCTAAAGTACCTTCTTCTAATTGTATTTGAAAATCTAATTGATTTGTAGAGTATTGTGTTTCTGCACTATCAATAGTATCTATACCTGTATTTAATTCTTCTGATGAATATTCCCACCTTGTGCAATTTAATTTATATACTGGTAGTTGACCTAATTGAAAAAATGGTTCTTGGTCTTGAACAAATTGTATTTCAAAAAATGAATTCATCAAAGGAAAATATAATATATCTCCTTCGTTTGGACGACCTTCTTTTATTAACGTATGATAACTATCGACAGCATCATCAAATCTTCTTTTTGCAACTGTAAATGTAGTGTCTTCTCTAATCTCTAAACCAAACTTATTAATTAATTCTGACTCACCTGCAAAACCTTCTGTGGTTTCCATATACATTTCTATCATATAACTATCATCAAATTTAGATAGTGTATCTTCACCTAATATTAAATCTTGATTTACTAGAGTTCTAGGGAGATAAAAAATATCAAAACCATAAATTTTTAGACCTTCAATAATTAAATTTTCATAGAGAGTTTTTTCGCTATTGTTTCCAATACCTTGACCACCTTGAAAATAATGATTTACTGCCATAAATTACCCCATTATCATATGTGGGAATTCTTCATATGTTGTTCTGATATCTATTTCTAGTTTTTCTATGTCTTGTTGTGCTTCTTGCATTAGTTGACCACCGTTTAATGTAACACCACCCACCATAGTAACTCCATTAAATTTAGAAAGATTTATTCCCCATTGTCTTTTAATTAGTGCAGTAACATATCTTTTTAAATAAATGTCATTGAAAATATCTGTATATTCGTTTGGGTCTAATTTTCTATAGCATTCAATAACTAAATATTCACCTATTTGTAAATCATTTTTCCAATCCATATCAATGTAAAGTCTATTGTCAAGTTGATTAAATCTCATAGGTTTTTCGCCCACTAAAACATGGTCTAAGAAATCTAAATGTCTTAAAACAACATCATAATTTACAATTGATGTAGATGAAAAATCATATAAGTCATTTAATCTCATTTGATAACGAACATCAAAAAGATTTAAATTACCTTTATTTGAGAATGGAAAAATATTGATAACTGACATTACACTTTCAGGTATCATCAAGTAACTATTATCTTCTTCCCAGGTTGTTGATGCTGAACTACCTTCGGTTCTAGTTTCACTAGATGTACCTATAATTCTATTCTTATCTGCTTGTGTATATTCATACTTGAGATAGGTTCTTCTAACACCATCATAGTGATATTGTGCAAAATATTGTAATGCTTCATCAATTCTATCGTCAACTTGATGGTCATCAACATTTATTTCTATAACTGGTTTACCTAACGCCCTTAATGCATATTGTTTTAAACCATCTTTACTAGAAGGATTTGACATATATTAACTCTCTTTTTATTATATTTATAAGAGAGATTATGAACCTGGAGTGAATATAGTTTTAACCACAGTTGAACCATCAGATGCTAAAATCTGTATTGTGACTAAACCTTTTAATTCTACTGAACTAATAGCATCATCTGCCATCTTTGCTTCAGTAATTTGACTGTCAGCAATATGGGCGGTATCAATACTACCATCTGTGTAATGTTCACTATTAACTGCGTCATCTGCCAATTCTGCACCTGTGATAGCATCACCTGCCATCTTAGCATTTGTAACTTGGTCATCTGCAATCATGGCGGTTTCTACAGCATTTGCGGCAATTGTTACTGCACCAGCATTGGTCATTGTTACATCACCAGATAAGGCGGCGGCGGTAAATCCAGTACCATCACCAATTAATATCTGAGTATTTGTTACTGCTTTAGCACTTAATACTCCAGAACTGTTCGCATCTCTTACTACAACTGTATTTGCGGCGGCGTTGGCGATTTTTGCTAATGTTACTTGAGCATCTGCAATATGGGCAGTGTCGATACTACCATCAACATAATGCTCACTATTTATTGAATCGTCAGCAATAATATCACCGTCAACTGCATCATTTGCCATCATAGCATGTTCAACGGCGGTATTTGCAATTGTTACTGCACCAGCATTAGACATTGTTACATCACCAGATAAGGCGGCGGCAGTAAAACCTGTTCCATCACCTATTAAAATTTCTGTTGTTGCTAATGCTACTTCTGTCAAAGCACCCGAACTATTTGCGTTTCTTCCAAGAATTGAGTTTGCGGCGACATTTTGAATTTTTGCTAATGTTACAGACGTACTTGCTAATTTACCTGCTGTAATATTACTGTCGGCAATTTTATCTGTAGTTACGTTTGCATCAACTATAGATGCTGTAACAACTGCATTTGCGGCGAGTTCATCTGCCCCAACTGCATCATCTGCCAACATAGAATTTTCTACTGATTGTGCGGCGATTGTAACGACACCAGCATTAGTCATTGATACATCACCAGAAAGGGCGGCGGCAGTAAAACCTGTTCCATCACCTATTAATAGTTGTGTATTTGTAACTGCTTTTGCTGATACCACACCAGAACTATTTGCATCTCTAACAAGAACAGTATTCGCCGCTTGATTGGCGATTTCTGCTAAAGCAACACCTTGGTCTTTAATTGTAACTGCTCCAGACGAAACTGTAAAATTGTCTGTACTAAATGATGCAATACCTTTGTTACTTGATGTTGCGTCTTCACCAGCAAGTGCTATTAAATTACCTGTGATTGTAGTATCTATACCTTCACCACCAACAATACTTAATTCGTCACCAAGACTAATATCAAAAGTATTAGAACTTTCATCACCTATTGTTATTGAAGAATTTGCTAATTTTGAATTTGCTATTGAACCTGCTAATTCTGTGTTTGTTATCTTATCTGCACCTATTGTCAGAGTTCCATTAGAAGTATCTAATGTTTGTCCTGATGCTAATGATACGGTATTACCCGTTGAACCTGCGAGTTCGTCTACTTTTAATTTACTTGCCATGACTCTATTTATACTCCTAAGTTTTTTATATTATCTCTAATGAACCATTACCATCTATTTCCATTGTAACATTATTTTCTACAGTAATGTCACCCACTAAAAATGCATTCTTTGTAGATGCAGTTGTGTATGTGGCGTTTGATGCTATGCTATTATCGTTGCTGAAAATGTCACCTTCACCAAGTTCTGAACCTGTGATAGTGGCACTTCCTCCTAATGAAACTGATGACCCGTTTATAGTTATTGCAGAGTTCGCCAATTTTGCATTTGCGATTGAACCTGCTAGTTGTGTATTTGTAATTCCACTTGATTTGACTGTTACTGCTCCTGATGATACACTAAAATCATCACTAGAAAATGAAGCAATACCCTTATTTGAAGTTGTTGCATCTTCACCAGCAAAAGTAATTGTACCTGAACTCTCAGTTACATCCATACCTTCACCAGCAGTAAATGTAATTGTTGTACCTAATGCTCTTGCTGTTGAGTTTGAACCATCTGATACTGTGATACCTGTATTTGTTAATGCTGAATTTGGTAAATTAGTAACAGTTGAATTAGAACCATCTATGTTTGCAACAATTTCACCTGTTGTAATTGATAGGTTTCCTGTTGATGCACCTGTAAACGTACCTGTACCTACTATAAATTTATCAGCACTCTCATCATAACCTATGAATAAGTTCGCATCATTACCTCTTTCAATAACAATACCAGAATCACCTGTTGCACTACCTGTTCTACCATTACCTAATTCAAATAGTTGGTCTTTTGCAACTGTGTTTGTTGTTGAAACTGTAGTTGTATCACCATTAACAGTTAAATCACCTGTAATAGTTAAATCATTTCCTATTGTTACATCATTCGGTAAACCTATTGTAACTGTACCTGAACTTTCTGCCATTTCTATTTCATTTGTAGTTCCAGCAAGTGTCAGTGTAGAACCTAATGTAAATGCAGTTGAGTTTGAACCCGTAACCGATACTGTAATATCAGCATTTGCTAGTTTAGAATTTGCGATTGAACCTGCTAATTGTGTATTAGTAATACCACCTGATTTTACTGTTACTGCACCTGATGAAACTGCGAAATCATCTGAACTAAATGATGCGACACCCTTATTACTTGTTGTAGCATCTTCACCTGCTACAGTCAATAAATTACCAGTTAAAGTTGTATCAACTCCTTCACCACCCACTATACTCAATTCATCACCAAGATTGATATCAAAAGTATTAGAACTCTCATCGCCTATAGTTATAGATGAATTAGATAACTTAACATTACCTATAGAACCTGCTAATTGGGCGTTTGTTATTGTTCCTGATAATGATGATGTTGGATAATCTGTAGCATCTGATAAATTAAATGCTGGTGTTGTATCAGAACCACCCAATGCTAAGGAAATACCACCAAAATTTACAGTAGAGTTTGCTAATTCGGCGTTTGCAACACCACTATCTTTAATTGTTACAACACCACTAGATACGGCAAAGTTATCACTTGAGAATGACGCCACACCTTTATTAGATGTACTTGCTTCTTCTC